TTTATCATTATAAGTATAACGAATTGAGCATTTAGGGCTTAAAGATGTTGCAGCCCCGAACAATGTTAATAATGTTTTTGGTTTGCTGTAAATGGCTTGTATTTTATTCTTATTGTATTTGTCGCTTTTCATTTTCTCCCATTTATAGCGGTTTCTAAATATTAGAATGTAAACAATAAGCAAAATAGATATTATTGAAAAATAATTAAAAACATCAAAAGTATTTTTTTGTAAAATAATCATTTGTAAATAATCAAAAAAGCTATAAGCAAATATAATAATACATGCAACTGTAAAAAACAGATTTAAAACTGTTTTATCTGACTTGTTAAAAATATAATAAGAAACTCCCAGCATCAAAAAATTATCCATTAAAAAATACAAATTATCACTATCAAAATATTCAGGTAAATACCTCATAAGTAAAAGCCATATTGAAAAAACTACTATCAACCTTTATTTGGTCTTCCATTTGGCTGACCGTTTGTCCAGTTACTTCCTGAGCTACCGTTTGTCGAGTTACTTCCTGAGCTGTTCAAAACTTGATTGCCTTTGTCCTCTTGAATCTCTGCATCCAATTGTTTAACTAATTCTTTAATTTTATTTATTATTTCTTTTTGTTTTTTGTTCATCTTTTTTAATTTATATAGTTAGTTATATCGTTTAATATTTGGTCGTGTATTGCTTGAGTATATCCGTTATCAATATCATCTTGGGTAATAGTATTTAATTCATTTTCTAATAAAAATTTAGCACTATAGAAATTTCCATCTTCTAGCCTTAATAATAATTGAGTTAATTTATTATAAAGATAATTTATATTAGCATCTGTCAAAATTCCATCTCTATATAGCAATCCAAAACTACTTACTTTAAAACTAGAAACATAATCCCTACCTAATTGCTTCATGTTATTGTTTTGTTTTAAATACAACTCAGATAATTCCGTTTGGTCTGTTATCTCGCTAAAACCTAATGGATGCGTTTCACTATAAACTATAGATGGTATCGGCTCGTTATCTTCTTTATAAAATTTCTTTTCCATTTCTAATAATATGAATATGTTGTCCAGCGACTAACATTATGGTTGTAAATCATTTGCAAACTAGCTCCTTGAGTTAAATCAAAGTCACTTTCATCTGCTAAGAGCATTCTATTTGCTGCAGTGCTTGCAGAATCATTGTTTTTAAACTTTAGTTTTTTATCAGTGCCAGAATTTATAATTGCAACTATTCTATTAACTCCTGCTGGTGGAGCGCCCATACCAGTAAAATCTCTGTCCTGATTATCGGGATCGATAAAGTGAACATTTGACGTCCCTAAATTATAGTTATCAATATCTACTGAACCCCCTCCTGTTTCGGTGTAGTATGTTATTTGATCGCTAGGCATCTGAGTAATTCCCGTAGCATGAGCGTAGTTTCCTATTTCTATGCTTGTAACATTTCCACCTTCATCAACAACAGGGACACCTCCTAAAATATCAATAGTTTCTGTAAGTGTACCAATGGTAACACCATCTTTTTTTACTACAATATTTGCGCCTGTTCCTGTATCTCCTTTTTCTCCTTTTGTACCTTGTAATTTAACACCCCAAAAATTAGATTCACCCCCTATTAATGTACCGTCAAAAGTTGCAGGATTTGATGATTCTAAACCAATTTGAATCTCTACATACTGACTGCTTGTTAATTTCAAAGGTCTGAAAGTAAATTCTAAGGACCAGTAATCCGAAGCTGAACCGCTATTTCTAATGTATCCTGAGTCTACTGCAATATTTTGAACTACTCCATCTATTCTTAACTTTGGTAGTGGCTGAACTCTTTGGTCTCCTGAGTTAAAAATCCTTAAAGCGCCTCCAAATTGATACGTACTATTGTCAGATACAGTTATCCTACTATTATTAGTTGAGTTGCTATGAGTAAATCCTGTGTCTTTCTCGCTTTCAACATCCCATGGCACGATTAATGGACTTGCTTCTGTAAATGTGCTACTGTTATCTGTGCTTGTTAAAACTATAATTGGCAAAGGCTCTGATGTTCCGCTTGCTGCAACCTCTTCCCATGCAGCATCTTTCCTCGCGTACTGTTTGCCATCGGTAGGGGCTTCTGGAAAAGAAACCTTTGCTGTGTTTGCAGCTATTGCAGCCAAATCAGCACTTGTAGCAAACTTATTTGTACCTTCTGGAATATCATCGGTATTTTCAAAACTTGCTTGTTTAAAAGTTCCATTAACATAAATAACAGCCTGTTGTAAAGTGGTATTTACTATTAAAGTGTTGGCTTCTGGTGTTGTTATTGCTGCAATTTCAGCACTTGTTAAGCCCTGTATTATGTCTTGTATCTCCATTATATTACTAATCTAAATAAACCATCTGCAATATTGCCATTCCTACTAACTTCAATAGTATTTATTCCAGTTCTTTCTACTCTAAATCCAATAGTTCTACCATCTGACAACCTAAATACTTCTGGTTTTAAATCCAAAGTCCCTAAATTATGTGTAATAGTGAAAGTTGTTCTACCTCCTGCGAAAACCCTAGATACCGAACTTTCAGCACTATCCATATCCACACTTAAAAAGGATATATCACTTAAAAGTGCTATTGTTCCGCTCTTATCCTGAAGCGTTTGAACTCTATCTGCTGTTGGCGTTGTGTTATCTAATACAGTTTCAAATGGTTCTCCTTTATTGAAAATATATTTGTTATGAGTAATAGAATCATCGGTTTTTAAAATAGTATTCTTACCACCTACCATAGCATTAACAACATTTTGTTTTATGGTAATGTTTTGAGCTACAAGCGAAGCAGAATAGTTTGGTGCATTAAATGTTGTAACGTCACCTGTGTCATTTTCAGTTATAGTAATATCTCCAAATTTAGAAAAATCTCCTTTCCCAAATGAAAGAACACTTCCTAATTCTGTGGCAACTATACCTGCAACATAAGTGGTGCCAAAGAAAACACCAGATATAATCCTGACTGCTTGACCTGTTACTCGGCAACTTGTTAAGGGTGTGTCAATTTCATAATCACCTGCAACAGCATTACTTTCAAGATCAATAAAAACATCACCATTTGCTGAAGTAATTTTGTCAAGAATACTTAAAATTATGTCACTTCCTTCTGTTGTGTTTCCAATTGCAAGGATTTCTTTCAACTCATCTGTTTCAAGAATCCTATCTTGCAATGATTGACTTCCATATTCCCAAACACCCGAAATATATTGATAAGCACCTTCAGGCCTTTTGTTGATTGGCCATGTACCTTGCGCAGTATAAACCCATGCAAGATCACCCTCAACCATTCCAACCTTAGTTAAAAGATCAGCATAGTTTGTCGCTGTGAACTTCCATTTGCCTGTTCCACCTGATCCACCACCTGAATCATCTAAATCTATGACTGGTAAATTTGCCATTATTGTTTTAAAGTTATATCAAACTGAACTGTTCCAGTTGTGCTTGTTAATGCATTGTAATTAATCCTATAGTATCTACCTGGTAAATCACTTTTTTGAAACGGTTGTGTGATTATAGCATCTTCTGTTTCAGGTAGGAACGCTTGCCAATTAACATTATCATCTGATACTTCAAATGAATACGTTGGTGACTGGTCTAATCCTGTTGATTTAGGAACTAACAGCCACACGTAATCACTACATATTTGTTGTGATTGAGAAATTTCAGAAACAGAAGCATCATGAACTTTCCCATCTGAAGCGAATTTGAATGTTATTAATTGTGGTTTCATAATTCTATTATTAAACTATTCCTATAATTTCTTTTCTTGCACCGTTGTTTTTATCGTAAGTTATCCAAATCATTATTCTGTTGGTATATCTTTAAAATCATCAGCAGAACCATTAAATAACTCACCATTTGTTAACGTGCTTTTTTCATCACTAACATTTGGGTAAACATCTTCACCAAGTTTACAATAGAAAGTTAAATCAGGATAAAATTCCGCCTGTTGAAAGAATGCATCAGGGTTATCAGGGTTACTAGATTGGTTTTGAAAATACTCTTCAACAAATGGTCCTGAAAACTCCATGTCTGAACCTATTAAATTGTTTACTCCACCATTCCAATTAATACCACTAAAATATGAACCACCAACACCAGTCCAGTCAGATCCAATTTTCAATCCTCCTGTAATATCTTGAGAGTCCACCATACTTTGAGGTATTGATAAATTCGCTCTCATTGCGTACGTTCCTGTTGACGGGTCACCTAAATAATATTTAAGTCTTTTGGTGGTTGCGTTGTAAGTAAACATAATTCTGCTAAAATCATTAGGTGCATACCACGTATTAGCTTGAGCTCTTGATGTCCCATTATACAAATCATTATTACTTGTCACGTAAAGCCCCCAATTAGAACTTCCTTCATGTGCTTTCAACGTGATATGAACACCACCACGACTAAATAAAGTCATATTTAATGCTGAACTCGCGCCAGTCACACCAACTAAAGTTGCGCCTATCGTCCAGTTTTGCGTGAAATCTAAAACTGCGTCAGCATTATCAAACTCTATAAAGTCGTTCACACCATCTAAATCAATGTATTTGTTCGATTGGTTGCCAGCCGAACTAAATTCGCTTAATGGCTCAAACTTTTGTAAATCAAAACTCCAAAACTGAATAGCATCTTCCTCCCCTGCAATTAATACGGTATTTAGTTTACCCTCAATAGGTTGGTAGTCTAATGTTGCTACTGACTCCTCAGCGTCTAATTTGCTTTTAAATAATCTGTCGAACTTGTTAAATTCGTTGCCTTTACCTCGTAAGGCTAATCCGTTTACTCCTAATACGTCTAATATATCCATTTTTTTATTTTTTTATTTAATTAATTAACCTACTTTTAATTCGTTTACATACAATGTACCACTAATTAAGCCACCTCTATAAATGGCAGTTTCTCCGCATTGCTTCCATTCTGTACCATTATACCTAAATGATATATCCATGTTCTGAGCATAAACAACTTGACCAATAACAGGGGTTATCACGTTTAAATCTTGAATTCTATTCAATTCCATATAAAGAACACTTGCAGAACTTGCACCGTTGCCGCCCGGTGCTATATTAAAACCCGTATTAGCGCGAAAAAATGCTTCTAAAGTTGACTCTGTGAAAGGTGTTGTACCAGATTCATCATACCAATTAACAGCATCTGCAACAGATATACGAAGCTCACCTATGTCAAGCTGTTCTAATATTCTGAAAGCACCGTCTCTTTTTGTGTAAACACTTTTACCCATAGCATACTCATTAATCAATCCTGATTGTTCTGCTATGATGTAATTACCTGAAATATAAATTTTTTTCATTTGTTATTTGTTTTAAACTATTCCTATAATTGATTTAAGAACACCGTGAAAAGAACTCCAATCATAATTGTTTGGGTTAACGTGAATAATCCATTGTATTGATTTGTATGTTGAAATTGCTTCGTTGTAATTGGTAAACAAGTTTGTCTTAATGTTTGCAGGTTCACTTGAATTAGCCTGAACATTTACTTGTGGACCACCTATGTTGTTTTTTACAGGTTGGTCACGTATGTATTCAAAATTAATAAACATACCAAGCATTTCTTTAATACCAATACTTCTTAAAATACCACTACATGATTCATCCTTTGCAAAAGAATTCCATATTTCAACAAACTTTGGATCAGTTGGCCCTGTTCCTAATATAGCAAAATCAGTTGCAAATTCTTCATACAATTCTGCACCAAGTAAATCTTGCAAATAAATCACTTCGAACTTGTCAATATAATCTTGAAGTTCATTCTTGGTGAACTTATCTTTTGCAACATTTGACTGTGCTTTGAAATCTGCTATTTGAATATACAATGACATTATTTATTTTTTTTCTTTTTGTTCTTCTTCTTGCTTCCAAATCTCTTTTGTGACTTCCCACCATTGTTTTGACTTTCTTTTGATACGCTCAAATCTTTCATTGAGCCTTTCACGTTTCCCAAATCAACAGATTCTTCTTTATCCTTTACACAATAACCTGAATCAATCCATGCTTGAACATTTGCTTCAGGCATTTGAACAACTTGGTTCTTTTTAAATGATGCTGTTGGATGGTCTTTAATAAATCTTAACTTTTCCATAGTGATGTCTTTTACCAGGAAAACCTCGCTACTTTCATAGCGAGGTTATTTAGGATATTAGTAATTAAGGTTTAGTGATTGCAACAATTGCTGCATCAATATCATCTACATGCATAAATGCATTTGCATCAACATTTCGTACTAAGAAGTTTAATCTTTCGTAAGCTTTTACAGTAACAATTTCATTTTCAAAGTTGTCATTGTTTTCAAAACCAAATTCAACTGTCACACCTTTACGTGAAACAACAGTTCCCTTTGTAGAATCCATGATGTAAAATTCATTTACAGGCACTAATTGATTTGTAATAACTCTTACTGCTCCAATGTTTATACCATCATTTGTGATCCAATTAGGAATTAAATAATTGTTATTCAAATCCTTTTCTAAAGTCATTAGACATTGGTCAGCAGGATTCATTAAGATAACATTAGCACTAAATTTGTTGTTTTGTCCTAAGTCAGAAATTTGACAAGCTGCAACTCTGATTAAATCAATAACAGTTGGCGCTTGAACACTTAAAGCATAGTCACCTGCTGCAAATGTAGAAGCAACAGCATCAACTGAATTTAATTCAGGATTTGTTCCACTTCCTAATAATAAACCTTCATCTACTTTTAAAGCAACATCAGTATTAACTAAGTCTCTAATTTCTCCGCTCACCCATTCATAGTCGTCCATCATATCAATGCAAACGTCAACCATATCACGGATTTTTGTGATCTGCAATGTTCTTACTTTCCAAGTGATTTTTGAATCATGAGTTGAAGATTCACAAGCAGCTACATTCTTTGCATCTCTTACAATAGTTTCTTGGTCATTGTATTTGATGTATTCCTTTGTTGTGTTTCTTTGATTAAATAAAGAACGCATGAAAGGCTGTCTTGTAGCTAATTGACCAACTCCTGGCATCATTTCTGCAAAGTCAGTTCCTTCATCAATATCAGCAGCGCCTTGACTTGCTTTGATTTCAAGCTTGATTTTTCTTGCACCATCTTTTACCATAGCAGATAAATCATCTTTCTTTTCAGATAATGCTTTGAATATAGCTTGTTTTTGGTTTAAAGGTAAACCACTTGTTTTTGATTCAACTTCTTTTGATAATTTAGCAATTTCAGCACCTTGTGATTCCAATGATTTTTTCATTGCAGTAACATTTGCTAATGTTAATTCTTTTAATTGTTTTTCGATTTCAACAGTATTAGCATCTTTTTCTTTTAATGCCACGTTTAAATCTTCAATACTTTTTGACTGCCATTCTAATAGGTCAGCATAGTATTTTGCATTTTCTTCTTCAGTTAACTTTGCTATTTCTTCAGAAGATTTGATTTTAAATTCCTTCATTTTTTATGTTTTGAAAGGTTAGTAAAAATATTAATTGTTTTTGATTCTTCTTCAGTAGTATCATTATTAGATGGCTCTATTGGAGTACCCTTTTTTGATGGCTCGACTAATTTCAAATCGGTGATAATTTGCTTCAACTGCAGCACTTCCATTTCAATTTGTTTGGATTGTGCCTTAGTTTCTACGCTTGATTTAAGTTGTATTGTTAATTCATCTAATCTTTCAATCAGATTACTTTTAATTTTGTTGTTAGCGTCCTTTGATTTGCTTCCTAATGTCGGTGTAAGTTCGTTTGCTCCATAAGAAACAACAGAAACTTCAAATAATTCAATCTCTTTAACTACCCAAAAGAAACCAAACTCATCTGCTTTTTCAGGATTCAATGCCAAAGGATAAAATTCTTCCCATGCTTTGCGTTCATTTTCGTTGGTTGATTCCTTAACTGCAAGAACTAATTTCTTGTATCTAAAGCCAATTGAATGATTGTCATAAACTTCTTCCTGATAGTTAATTAAATCATCATTACCTTTTGATGTTCCTGGAATATGTGAAGCACAAAACATAACAGTTTTACCATCCATTTCACGTTCTTCAATTATGTCCAATCTACCAACTACATTTTTTGTGTTCAGTACATGGTCCGATTGATGCTTGATTTTGGCAACCGCTTTTGATTGTGGACCTCTATCATTGATTGATTTAACTGCACAACCTGTTATTAACATGTCCTGATCTGAATCAATAAAGAAATATGTGTTGGCTATAAATTCAACAGTCCTTTCATCCATGTTCACTTGCTTAACAGATTTAATTCCTTCTGCTATCTTAACACCAAAATGTGTTGCAAGTTTCTGTGATAATGTTTTATTCTTCTTCATTTGTTAATTTAATAGTGACCTTATTTCTTCATCATTTAATTTTTCAACTAACTTGTTCGCAAGTAATGGTGATAATGATCTTAATATTTCAAGCGTTTTATTCTTTTCTCCTTCAGGTGAAATGATTAATTCAGCAGCTGTTTCATCAAAACCATATTGATCAACTAATAATTCAGTCTTAGCTGTTGATGAAATCGGCATGTTTAATATCACATTTATTCCTTCCATCACTATCCGATCCTTTTCAGCTTCAACTTTTTGATCTGCTTGAAGTGCTTCAATACTTGATTTGTCCAAACGAACTATGTAGTTTGCATTGTCACGTGCATTCCAACCTGGAACAAAGAAACTATTGAA